GCTGAGAATACTCCTTGTAAAACTTCCACACTGTATTCAGATCGGCGTGTGCTTCGTGTAAATCGTCCATGTTTCCGTCCTCAGAATGGGATATCGTCCGGCGCGTCATCGTGCCACATGTCGCTCTCATTTTCCCATCCGCACTCCCAGTCGAATTCGTTCGGGCGCTCCGAAATGCGCTTGCTCTTCATCTCGAAATACAGTTCAATTCCGTCAAAGTTCACCCAACCATTATTCCGGTTCTTCGTGATTGCAAGCGTGCGCGGTGCATCCGTGGTTGCTTCTTTCTTCGGCTTTCCGTACTTCAGTACGATGTGTGCGAGGTCTGAGATATTCGAGGAACCGCTGATATCATCGTTTGTGAAGTCTTCGCGGTTCATCTTCCGCGGATGCGCTACCAGAATAATCAGCACCTGGTATATCTTTGCCATTTCCGCAAGTTTCCGCACAAAAGCCGCCTGCTGTCTGTAAAGGTCAGCGGCTAAGTCATCGGATATGGCAGTCATGAGGTTGTCGATAAAAATAACCTTGACGCCGTACTGCCTGACTGCATTCTTCAAAGTATCCAAGATCGGCTCCGGGTCTTCCACGCCGAGGGAATTTTCCACGATGTACAAGTAATCCTCGTACCACCTGTGCAGCTTTTCCGTCACATCTCCGTCAATCAAAAAATTTTCAAAGCCGAGCCGTGTAACCTGCCTATTGATGTGCTGCGGACCAGCTACCTGTCGATCGAGCCATTCCTGTACCTGCCAGTCGTTTAACTCGCCGGAGTAAATCAGGGATACGTAATGCTGACGCACGGCTTCCAGAACAAACTGACTTCCAAGTGTCGATTTTCCGAGGCCGCGTTCTCCGGTCAGGATCACGAGCTGTCCGAGGAAGAAACCGCCAATAGTCCGGTTTAATTTCGTAATACCTGTGTCGATTGCTTCCCCCATGTCGCGCCGCTCAATCCCGGCGAGCCGTCTGACGTGCGGATCATCGACAACCACGGCATTCTCCACGGCGTCAATTACTGCCTGCTTTCCGTACTTCATCAGAAGTTCATTGGCGTCCTTGCAGTCCTTATAATCTTCTGGCCGTACATGCTTCACGGTTCCTGGAAAACGCTCCCGCATCTCTTCCAGCAGTGTGATGTGTCCGTGTTCGTAGTCCCCGAAAACAATCAGCGTATCAAACCGGCAGAGAAAGTCCCAGCAGTACGGAACCCATGTGAATCCCTTTGCGCCGGTCGGGACGGATACTACATTGACTTCACCTTCGAAGGCTTCCGCAACGCTCATGCTGTCGATCTGTCCTTCCGTAAGCACCAGCACCTTGCTCTCATCAACGTTGCACTGGTCCATGCCGAATAGGATCGGCTTACAGTTCGCCTCACACCATTCCTTGTTACTGTCCTTCGTCTTATCAAAGTCCGTCTTGCGATACTTCACGAACTGGAGCGCTCCGTCATCATCGTAAAAGGGGAATACCAGAATATTGTCATGCTCTTTTTGTGTCGTGATTCCGTATCGTTCCGCAACTGCCTTGCTAATCCCGCGCGACTCCATGTATTCAACCGCCGGCGTCCTGACTTCTGGTCTTCCGTACTTCCGCAAATCCCTGAACCGCTGCCGGTTGAAATACGCGTCCACATCGCGCCCAAGTGAAAAACCGAAGTCACGCGACAAGGTAATCATGTTTCCCTTGGCTCCGCACGTAGCCCTCAGGCACTTAAACTGCCCAGTCTTCAGGTTGATTGCAAACGTGTTCTTATCGTCCGTCTTTCCAAGGCAGTACGGGCAGCGGTTAAACCGTAATTCATCACCGCGCTTCTGTGCAGGGATGCCGCGTTCCCTGGCAAAGCGTTCCGCATCTTCCGGCTTAAACTCGTAAATGTTATTTTTCAAATTGTCCACCCTTCCTTCCGAAGCTGTTCTATCTCTTCTTCCGTGTAATCACTCCTGTCAATGTCGCCCTCATCCTCGTAAGGGGGGTTTAGGGGGTTTTCTCTATAAGAGTATCTATATATATCTCTATTGTGTGTCGGGTTTTCCCGACGGCAGGTGTCGGGATTTCCCGACGCTTCCTGTCGGGTTTTTCCGACATGCAGGGATTTACCGACATGTCGGGTTTTCCCGACACCCTGATCCCAGTATTTGGGGTCCTGAACCTGCATCTCATGCCCCTTGTTTCCCTTCATCCTTGTTACTTTCAGAATGCCTTTTGCTTCCAAGTCCTTCACCGCTCCGGAAACATCCTGTCTGTATCGCCCTAAATCATCGGCCATTTTTGTAATTGCAATGTAATCATGCACTTTTCCGAAGCCGACCGTTTTTAGCATCACATAGTTGATGACATCGTGCTGGAGCCCGGATAATCTTTGTTGTGGAAGTGCTTTTAATATCGCCCGACCGTATTTGATAAAACCCTCATCCATATTCCCCTCGCTCCAGTCTCTCTTTTATATCACGATACAAAATCTCTTTAATTAGCCGTCCTGAAGTGTCTGACTTACACATAACCGCTGTCACGCTATAACGCACCTGCCACGCAACCAGGGACGCCAGGAACGCGTTCTCGTTGAATCTGCTCATATACCTGTGATTGATAATCCCCTCATATGTAGCGTTCTCAATCAGCAGAAACACCCGCGCATGGTTCTCCGCGGCTCTCTCAAATTCTCTGCGGAAACGATCGCGCCCGCGCGTCAGGTTCCCGGCGATCTCATCAAGCCCCATTTTCCGCTCAATCACACAGGCTGGCCTGATTGCGTTGGAAATGTCGTGCAATGGCGCGCCATGCAGCGTGATGTTTGCAGCATAGTCTCCATAACTCAGTGTGCCGGTTTCTGTTGGAACGCCGAAAGCCTCGAGTCTCCTCTTGGCCTCCAGCGTCATATGTTCTCGCGTGTCAACGATTATGCGGAAGGTATCAAGTGTTTCGCGCACCTCAAACGGGTCCATCAGAAGGGGACCTCGTCCTCAGCGCCTTCCGGAACGGATACGAAATCATCTGCGTTGGATGCCGCGCCGGTGAATGGATCGGTTTCACGCCTGATCGCGCCGCCCCTGCTCCCGATCAGCTTATCCGCTGGAAATTTCCCGGCTTTGCCCTGCCGCACGTCATCGGCTACACATGTCCATCTCAGCTTGGTGTGGTCGTAGATATTGCCGTTATATTCCGACTGCTCAATGTGGAATTTACCGCCCAGCAGCTTGCCCTTCAGCGTCTTTACATCCCCACCGAACACGAAACCGCCGTTGCTGTCTTCTAGATCGGCAAAGAAGCTGTTCCAGTTTGTCCAGATGTAGGGCTTACAGCCATCTACCGGAACCGTCAGATAAAAAGTGCCATCGTTCGGCCACTTCTTATCCTCGTTGGAATTTTTGTCAAACTGCTGCTTATAGAATCCTTTGTAATCACCCTCCGCGATATCAAAGGCAATGGTAACATGTGTTCCGTCGCCGCTTTTGTTTGCTTCCTCGCGCGCGCCGATGATCTGGATCACGTAAGCGCCCTTCGGAAGCTGTTCGAAATTCTGACGTCTGTCTGCTTTGTTGTATGATGGTAATGCCATATAATTACTCCCCTTTCAATGTTGATACATCTTCGTCATAATACGTCGAGTATATTTCTTCATGAATGCGGTAGTTTTGGCTACGCATATAATCCGAAAAATATAGTCTGTTGTTCTTATTGGATTTGTAATTATAAATTCTTTCAAACTCAGTTAGTTGATCACCGAGCCTTGCCATCTGTGCAAAGGTCGATCTCTGTTCTGCACATTTTTTAATCATCCTCTTGTGATCATATCCATATGTGTTCGTTACGATTGTTATGGCGGTATAAAAATTATCGTTTTTCGCTCCGCTAAATTGCAATGCATAAGAAATTTCTTCTACCTTTTTATTGACTTCAACAGCTTTTGCAAAATCTTCTGTAGTAAAAGTTAGTTTTCCTAGTTCGAATCCAGTCATTACTGATGCATTTCCAGCTCCGCGACCATGGCTTGTTATTCTTAATACTTTGCTAATGTTCAATCCTGTTTCTTCGCAAGCTGCTAACAGATTTATATATGCCTTTACGCCCGCTTTTGAATAACTTTTTGCAAAGTCAAGGGATGACCATTTTGTATTATATTTATTCATGCGGCGGCAATCGTCACTGTTTGCGCCGTCTACTATAATGTAATGGATTGGAAGATCGAGTGCTTTTCGCGCCTCGAATCTGCCCTGCCCGTCAATGATCTCCATTTTTTCATTAACAATAATTGGGTTTAAGATATATCGTTCACTTAATGATGCGACCAACTGATTGAACCGTCGCGATAAAACATCTCTGTTATCTGGTAGTCGTCGAAAAACATCATAGTTTTTCTCTTCAAAAATCTGCCCTATCACCCTCATATTGAATACCTCTCCTGTAATATTTTATTTAGTAATCTTCAAGCGCCTTAATCACAATCATAATGTCATTCTCGCATTCATTCACATCAAATGCTCCGAGCGGAACCTTGCATGTACTGCCATCCGCGGAAAGAATGAATTTATATTTCCCGTCCTGCCTGATCGACCAAACAACCGTGGTCATTTTGGATTCCAAAACCAACTTTTCCAACTTCCTTCCGTTGGTCTTGATTCTGGTTTTCACAATGCCGTTATCATCACTGACCGTTTCGGAATGGCACAAAATAATAACAGTCAGATCGTTCCGTTTAAGTTCAAGAGCCTGGTTAATTAGTGCCCATCCATTCTGCGCTAAATCTGACCATGCAGTGCGCTTATCCCCTTCCTTCATGCCGAGGATGTTCATTTCTTCGGCAACCATCAGACCGTTTAAGGTATCAATAACCACATACTTGATACGCTTGTATTTCTCGTCCTCGTCAATGTGACGAAGCGCGGAACTGACGGTCGCAAATGAATCGGAGCTAAGATAATACCCCTGCGTTTCATCCGCATCACCTTCACGGATATTGCGAAACTCTTTGCGCCATCCCTTCCAGTTGAGTCCCTTCTTATCACAGTCCAGATAGAACGTCTCTGCTTTCGGCAGGTTCCGCATTGACGTGGTTTTTCCGGAGCCTGATTCGCCCATTACGCCTACTACCTTAGAAATAAGTCATTCCTCCTCTCGTCTATGTCGTAAATCATTCTTGTTGGTGTTGCCCTCTCGTGCTCTTCCAACTCATCCCGCCACAGTTCCGCTGCGTATGCGCTGAACGGAGCCAGCGCCGCCGTCATTTTCTTCTTACATCGGATACAGAAACAGGTAGCCATCCTGTCATCCGCATCCATGACGACGCACCGCGGGTCTGTGATATCCTCACCACATGCGTTGCATATCGGATACTCGATCATCTTTTTTATCTCCGAAATCGTACAAATCCAGTGGCAGCGCTGCCGGATCAGCTACGGAAAGAATAACTTTGATTGCTCTTATTTTGTCTATGTCGTACTCCATGCCGTGCATTACTGCACAGACTGAATTAAGGATTGCTCTTGTATAACCATAAATAGTGTTATCCATTCTC